TAAGCCACTAAAGAAGCCGCCAATTGCGCCTCCGAGTGTTTTACCAAATGCAGTTTCGCCTATGCCACCAAGTATTGCACCAAGGCCTGCAATTTGTTGCAGCGGCGAAGCGGCGTACGCGCCAGGAATCGGGCCGGTGTAAGTTGAAGACACACTGGTTGGAATGCTATAGCCACGCAGGTTTTGCGCTGACAGGCCCAGCGCTTGCAATGGAAACAGCTCGCGGGCTTGCTCAATCTGCTGCTTCTGGGCGCCAAGTGTAGACAACGCATTGATGTCGGCAAGATTTTGTGTTTGCGTTTGCTGCGCCAAGGTGCCCAGTTGCTGACCTGCGCCCAGTTGACGATTCAAGTCGCTTTGTGCAGCAGCAATCGCGTTTTGATAACCTGCGCTTAATGCGCCTGCCTGCTGCGCAAGGATGTTTTGGTTTGCGTCACGAATGGTTTGACCTAGCACCTCAGCGCCACGCTTAGAGCCAAACTGCCCAGAGCCTACAGCACCCGCCGTTGCGCCTGGCGCCAAGTTTTGCTGAATGCCTCGTTGGCCTAATGCACCAATCTGTTCAACTACATTTTGAACATACGGGTTCATGTAGTTGGCAACAACATCGGGCGCGGTCGTAGTGCCTGCACCCGTAACCATATTGGTTGCAGCAGTCAACGTAGGTTGATATGAGCCTACGGTTTGCCCCACACGAGTAAAAGCTTGATTTTGTAAATCAGTAGGTCCAACAAACTGCGCATTGCCTGCAGCCGCGGTGGACTGCCCAGACAAGTTGCTGAGATAGTCAGTGTACCAACTAGGGGCGGTTGTGGTCTGCCCTTGCGTTGTGGTGATGTTTGGCAGCGGCGAGCCTTGTGTTAATGCCATGATTAACCTTTCATGTAGGCCAAAGGAGACTTAGCTGGAGGCGGAATGTCGCCATGCTTTGCAGATCGTTTGTGTTTTCTAATGTTCTCACGCATTTTATCCAAAACGCGGGCCCCAGCCTCATTTGAGCCATTACCTAATGCTGCAACCGTGTCAGCGTCAAACACATACTCGCCATCGGCCAACATTGCAGGTATGGAGTCAGATTGCCCATCGCCTTCGCCTCTCACGTAATGCCCAGTTTTACCTGTAATAAACTTTGGGTTGTGGCTTTCAACGCCGCCACCGGTGGCGTAGCCCGATAGCCCACCGCCGCCGCCGCCTCCCCCAAGCATATTCATACCTGCTGACATAAGATCACGAGGATTGCCGCTCATTACGCCTGCACTTAGAGGACTGTACGCGTTTGACGTTGCACGAACAGGAATACCTGCACTTGGCAATCCAGAGATACTGGCGCCTAGCAATGGGGATTGCGCGTTTACTTGCTGCCCGTAGTTGTAGTAGCCAGGCTTGACGCTACTACGGCCCGCAAGGACTTGCATCAAGCGTGGGTCAATGTTTGTAAGCTGTGGAAACAGTTGTGGAAGTTCTTGCATGGCTAAAGGTGCTCCTTCAGTAATAGGCGCTGCCTGTAATAAAGATGGGTTGAGTGCGACGGGCAAAGCGCCTTGCGTAGTATCAGTTGAACTTGTAGACGCAGAACTAAGTGGGCTTATAGATGGCATTATGCCGGATGAAGGCGCAGTTGTAGGCGTTCCACCGCCAATTACAATGTTGCCTTTGGCAGTAGTCGTGGTGCCATCAGGCGTAGTTATGACATCAGTTTCAGGCAGCGACGTATCAGTTGAAATCCCGCTTTCTACTTCTGAACCATCCCCACCTGGCAACAGCGTATAATCAACATCTGACTGATCTGGCGCAGGAATGACGTCAATCAAATTGCCGTCCTGATCGTAGACAAGCTGTGATCCGTCAGGCGCAGTTGTAGTAGACGTGTCTAATAGTGTTTTGTCATCGCCTGTGTATATACTATCAGCAGGCAGCAAAGTATCAGTTGAAATCCCGCTTTCTACTTCTGAACCATCCCCGCCTGGAAAAAGCGCATTGTCAACATTTGATTGATCTGGCGCTTGAATAATGTCAATTAAATTATTGTCTTGATCGTAGACAAGCTGTGATCCGTCAGGCGCAGTAACAACGTTAGTTAAGTTTTGATCATTAGAAGAAAGAGCATCAATTACTGCAAGATCTGCATTAGGATCTCCAAATTGTGCAACTTGCGCAGACGGCCCAGAAACAAGGTCAACAATATTTTCTGCGCCAGGTGCAGTTACGGAGTCGTCAATTACCGGAGCTTGTGCAGTTTGTTGCTTTGCAATGTAGTCGTTTACTGCGTCAAGCATATTTTCAGAGTTTGCCCATTGCATGAGCAAATCTTCAGACGGGTCTTGCCCAAACGCAGTCTTATATTGATCACTTGCAGCAATAAAATTGTCAAGTTTAGATTTGACAACTTCTGCATTTTTTGCTTCAGTTTCTTGGAAATCTTTAAGAGCAGTTGTTAAACTTTGTTTATTTTGTTCAAAAACAGACGCAAGATTTTTTTCTTCATTTTGCAATGTTTCAACTTGCTCTTTAATACCCGTTAAAATGCCAGCAACATTTTCTTTGTACGGGACTTGCACTTGTTCCGTGTATGGCGTTTCATAGTAGTTTCCATCTGAGTCGTAATTTCCTGCATACTTTGTAACAGTTTCGGTGCGGTACTTCGTTACCTCGCCGCCGAACAACTCAGTGTATTTGTCGTTGTAGTTATTTATTGCGTTTTGATATTCATTTACTGCAGTATTCGCAGTATTTCTTAAATTATTTGCGTATTCTTTTGTGTCAATAATGCTGCCGTCTGGCATTCGAACAAAACGCATGCCCCAAGTACGAGACCTATGCGATGTGCCACCTTGAGATACCAAATAACTGTAACCGGTGCCGTACTGATCAACTTTAGAATTGTAGTCATTAATTGCGGTTTCGTATTCAGACTTTTCAGCCTCAACTACTTTGTAAAGATCTTGTGCCGGTGCCAGCAAACTGTCATACTGCGCCGCCAACTGTTGCTGTTGCTCAATATTACTTGTGTATGCTTGCTCTGATGCTTTAAAATCTTCATTTACAGCTCTTACGTTATCGCTTTGATCAAACAGCTTGTCCCCAACTGTAAAGCCTGCGCTGTTTATAAAGGAATTGAGCACCGCGCCTTCAATTCTTTCCATGTCGCCGCCAGACAAGATTGCGGTGCCAAGGGCGGCTTTTGTAGCACGTTGAAAAGCAGATTGCGCTGCGTCTTGTGTAGGCGCAAATCCTGGGACGTCTGCAAGTGCGGCATCTACTCCAGCGCTTACTGTGCTTGACATCGCAGTAGACAGACCGCCTTGAATAAAGGCATCAATCGGGTCTTTGTCACCTACCGCCGCAAACAAACCGGCGTTTATAGCGCCAACAGCAGTTGAACCCGCAATTTTGCCAACAGCATTAGCAGCATTGAAGCTAAGGTCGCCATTCATTATGGCTTCAGCACGAACGTTGGACGCTATGTCTTTACCAATGGTGCCACCAATATATGAGGTAGCGCCGCTTAAAACCGCAGACTTCAGTATGTCTTCAGCATCCCCGCCACGAAGGGCTGTAAACCCAGCAGAAATAGTTCCAGCGCCAATTGCAAACGTTGCAGCAGCGCTTAATCCCGTGATACCAAGGCCCCCCGCAATGGCAGTCCCAAGCGCTGCAGCGCCGTAATATGTTACAACAGCCGGTGTTACAACAAAAAATGCCATGTTAAATCACCGTGGTTAGCGATTGCTGAAGCGCATCAACAGAGTCCAAAAGACCCACATCTTTATATGACTTGGCAGTATGCGCGTCCTCCATTTTGTCCAAATTCTCTTCGCCAATGTGCTTTGTCATAAGGACGTTGAGCCATATGCAGTCCTCAAGAACATGGCCAACTCGCCTGATATTTGGGTCAGAGGAGTAAACGCATGGGGCTTCAATTACTCTTCGACCGTTTTCAGAAACCACAGCCAATTTGCCTTTCAAAAGCACATTCAAAACGGGATGCTTATGGATTTTTCCAATAATGATGGTACCCTTTGTCAAACGCATTTCCCTGCCGTATAAGGCAGCGCCAAACTCAGAGTGGATTTCCGTAAAATGGTGCTTATAGCTATACGGGGACGGCGTTAAGCCTCCGCTCTTCAATCCATTTTCAAACTGTGTTTGAAAGTTGGCAATCTTTTCTCGAAACTCAACAAGACGAATATCATTTTTGTCCAAACTGGTGCTGTCTGGCGTTGATTGACTTACGTCCCCAACACCAAGTTGCTTTGGCGCTGGCATAAGCAAAGAAACGTCAAATTCCATTACTTTTCCAATGAGATATAAAACGCAACACCAGGGCGGCCGTCAGGCAGTTCAACTTCTTTTTTTGAAAACTTGTAGTTGTCCAAGATCTTTCCAAAAACAGGCACTTTGTCTTTTGGCATGGTCGTATACGCAATCAACACGCCAAGCTTTTTAAGCATTGGAAGCAACTTATCCAACTCTTTGTCAAGCTCTGCAATCTTCTTTTTTTCGTCCATCTTGCCGCCAACCAAGGCGTGAAATTCAACCATTCGTGAACCTACCACATTGGTTATAAACACAACTTTTCCAAAGTGGATTAATTTGCAACCCTCTTGCTGAACTTGTTCGGCAATTGCGTTAATTGCGCCAATAACTTTTTCTTTGTCGCCTTTATACTGCTGCTCAAAGGCGTCAAAAAGTATTTTGAGAACTGGGTTGTCTTGCGCTTCGTCGTTCATGCTGTTTACGTCGCAGGGTTAATCGCATTGAGCATTGCCTCGGCCCAATCAAACCAGTTTGCAAAGTTTCGTGTGCTTGGTATGGCTTCATTGGTAAAAACGTCAATGGCTTTAAGGCCTTCACCCCATAGTTGCCAATTTGTCAATGACGTAGGTACTTCCAGTTGCTGTGCTGCGTATAGCTCAACCATCAAAGCAGCCCAAGACTCAAAAGTATGGCCGCGTGGGTCGTAAATTAATGCAGGACCAGCCATTAGTAACCTCTTATATCGCCTACATCGGCATTTAGCAACACCTTACCTACTTGGTAGTCGCCGCCTTGCGTGTTAGAAACAAATTTAAGACGCAGCTCACGCCGCTGCTCTTTCATGTCAATTTTACCTGTATTCGCGTCAAACGTATAGGCCTGCGATGTGTAATCTTCTTCTTGCGCGTACGGTCTACCTACAACAAATAAAGACATTTCTCCTGATAGAATGAAGTCAGGCTCAACACGCTCAAGCCGCAACCACGCATTTTCACCGACGGCGCTAGGCTGCGATGGCCCGCCTGACACAAGCCCAAGGTCATTGGTCTCAAAATAAGACTCAATGGCAATAGCATTACCGCCTTGGATTGCGTCAACCCCTATCTCATGCTGATAAAGTGATACTTGGGACGTAATGCGTGCAACACGTGCTGCAAAATTAGCCCCTGCTGGCAATGAAGGCGCAGACAGCAACTCATCAACAACATACTCACTACCAGGATTGACAATAGTTATACTTGTAATGACGCCCCCGGCAATTGTAATATCTGCCGTAGCACCAGTGCCTGAGCCGCCTGTTAAAGCAACGCCCGTATAAGTACCATTGGTGTAGCCACTGCCGGCGTTTGAAATTGCTAAGCTATTGATCACCCCTTCAATGTTAGGCACCCAATCAGCATTAACTGGCCAATGAAAGACTTGAGAAAAATAACCTGCTGAGCGCCTTGCGCCTATAGCAGTACCCGCGTCATACCAAGTATTCTCTCGTATATTGTAAATAATGGCGTCATTGCATTCAGTTGAATCGCCTCGCGGGTAATACCACCAAATCTCACCATATCGAGGCACTTTGGTAACCCATACTTTTTGACGTTGCGCGTAGTTTAGATTGTCAAAGAAATAGTTTTGGTTTACTGGATTAGGAATCTCTTTTACAACGCCGTTGTACATCAAGAACCTATCTACGCCACACCAGTAGTAGATGCCATCATACTCAATCACAGATTGGCTTGAGAGAATAGATGATTGACTACTAATAATGTCATACCTCCAATAAATTTGTGAGGCGCCTACAGTGGCTGGTGCGTAGCTGACGCGAATAAGACTATCAAGACTCCAAAAGAGTCCTGACGGCGCGTTAGAACCGCCACGTACGGGTAGACCTTGCACAATTTTAGTCGACGCAGCATTGGTCTCATTGGCGTCAGCGCTTGACCAATCGTATGGATTACCTGCAGAGCAGTTTTTAATCAACCCTGCATTGCCATAGACAAATACGTACGGGTGTAACACTACGACGCCGCCTGAAACTTCAATGGGTGTGCCCGATGATGTATCAAATAATTGCGAAAGTGATGTACCTGTAATGCTACCTGCCAATACCGGTGTGTTGACTTGGCTATTTATATTATTTAGATTTTGACCTGGATGGGCAACAAGCAAGTTGTCTCCACTACCGCCAGAGTCGCGCAATGCGTCAAATTGCCATAAGTTCACATCACTAGGCGTAAAATTAGACAGCGTTAAGTCAATAAGCCCCGTACCAATTCCATTATTGTCAATTGGCAGCAATTGCAATCCATACGCATATCCACTATACACGTTAGTAAATGCAGATTGTGGGTCTAAATACATACCACGAGAAGGCCCTGATAGTGTAGACAGTATCTCACGATAACCGCCTACTTTGCGGGGCCGCCCGCGTTGAAAGCGCACCCAACGACCATCATTGTAAATGTCCTTGTCAAAAACGGTGCCATCCCGCTGAATGCCTGGACGCGTGTCAAGAGCAAAGACTTTAGCAGTCATTAAAACGCACCCCCACCAATGCCTGTAGTAAACGTGCCTGAGCCAGTAACTGCTATACCCGTTGCCGTAATGCTTACAACACTATTGCCTAGTATAGAAAATCCAATTTGCCCGGCGCCAGGTCTATACATACCCGTATTAGACTCTAATGCAAAACTTAAAGACGGCGATGCTGCAGAGCCATTAATGAGTGTAATCGCAGTTGCGCCAATCTGCACAGTGTTTGCATTGTAAAAGTTTGTACCATCGCAAATGAGTGTTGCTTGCTGCCCAGGCGGGACAACAACACTTGCTGCGCCTACTGCGCCTGTAGTAATAGTTAAAGTATAGCCACCTGACGTTACTTGATTTGAGATGACATAAAAATTAACAACCTGTGGATAAGTTACTGTAACATTACCTGTAAGTGTACCTACAAATTCTTGAATAGTAGAACTTGCTTCTACGTTTGTTAGCACGTATGCCCCAGTTGTAACGGGTTTGACAAGTGCTGTAAATGCAAATTGGCTGCTAACGCCATAGCCAATAGTTACATACGCCGCGCCGGTGCATACGATAAATGCTGACTCATTTGGCGCAAACGACTTTGTAGCTACGCCGTCAATCGTGTCACTACCTGTACTGTTAAGCGTATACGTGCCTGTGCCGCTATTCTTAAATAGCATAAACCAGTTATTACCTAATGACGACGCTACGGGTAGTGTACCTGACCCCGCACCGCCATTCCAAATAACAGTTTGCGCACGATTAGTCGCGTTAAAAGTTTGGCCGTTTGCGGCAGATGCTGCAGGATGGCTTTGATTAAGCGTATTGCTGGATGCAACTAAGCCAGCACCCGCCAACGTTGCAGCGTTGGCACTTGATGTTGTTGCGCCAAATGCAATTACACCCCAAGTGCCATCTTCAGTACTATTATCAGTAACGTAGATGTACTGGCTTTTTCCAACTTCAACAGTGCAAATGGTTGTACCATTGTAGCTAACAATTTCGAGATCGTTACCTGCAAGAACAGAAATAAGTGCGTCGTTGCCTACCGAGACCTGATTGGCCGGAGGCATGTACATCTTAAGATTTGCCGCATTTGCAGTAACGTCCATGACACGCGCTGCAACGTTTGTTGTGCTATTACCATTAACAGGCCATTGCAAAACAATGTCACTGCTGGTAATAAACGCTGCGTAGCTAACATCAGTCGGCTGTACAACGTCGCCTGCAAAAGGGGAGCTATATGTAGTCATGAATCCACCGCTACGGTTTGACGATCACCCAGGCGCTGCAGGTCTTCGGCTTTTAGCGCTGCCATGTACTGCGAGTACATTGTTTGCCAAAGTTGCACACGAGCATCGTTCTTAAGGAAAGGCATTGCTTGCAGCAATGTGCCATACAGCAGCGCCTGTGGCGCGTACATCGTAAACCAATTAGTTTGATTATTTGAATCTAGCGGTTGAATGCGCTCGTAGTAAAGCACTTCAGCAGCATAAGCCGCATCAGGCGTAGGTGCAACCAGCCAATGAAAATAGTCATAGTCGGCGTAGTACAGTGGCGTGCCTTGCTGCGTAGGATTAGGCCAGTAATTGCGTAGGTACTCATACTTACGCAGCAAGACGGGCTCACGCTGGCCGTTGACTACAATGTTCATTGACACAGTCTTACGCCAACGGGCAGGCTTTTGTACAACAGCTTCACCTTGCACCAAGTTGAAGGTGTTGACGGTAAGGTTGCCCATGAACTTGATTTCAGACGCAATGATTTGCTCTGCCAACATGACAAACGTTGGAATTTTTTCAACGGTGGCTTGATCCGTACGCTCCAAGTATGACTCAATGTCATCTACCAAGGAGTTGTACGTCATTGCTGCGGCAGAAGTCATCTTACTTGCTCCGCTTTTTGGCCATTGCCATATTGTCAACAAGGTTTGGGTAAGGCCGCCCAGCGGCTTTTGCCCTTGCTTTAGCTGCCGCTTTTTTCTGCGGCGACAAAGGCTTTGACTTACCTAACGACGAAGGCCGTTGTTTTTCCCAAACAGGCTTATTGCTAGGCATTGTACCTCCTGTAAATAGTAATTGACATAGGCATATTGCCCTCACGCCATGTGTTTACTCTCTGCCTCAACAGAGTCTAACCTACGCATCCAGCCTTTGCCAAACGTGGCGAAAGTGGACAGGCTCTTGTAGTGCGCCTCACGCAAATGGCAGAAATCAGCAATGATCGAGACAGGCTCTTTCTTTGCAACCGCAGCCATTGTTGCTGGGCCAATCTGACCGTCAGCAGTCACTCCAACAGCTTGCTGTAGAAATTTACTAGCCCGACCAACACCAGCATTGACAGCGCAATCAAACACGCAAAGATCGACCCCAGAAGGAAGATCGTCACCGCGAACAGCATCCCAATACCGTTTCTTGTAGAGCGGAGAAACCATCTCCACGGTAAGAGAGCGCATGTCGGCTTCAGTGGCAGGCTTGCCAGTCCATTCTTCCCAGACACGTTGCGTTACTCCTAAATTAGTCCGGCCTCCCGGATCATCTTTATGATTTACATACCCTCCTTCGTATTTGAGGATATGCTTTAAAGATTCTTCCCAGTTTTCTTTCATGTCATTTCCCCGCTGATTTGGAAAGCAAATCTGTTTTGGCCTGAGAACCTGCTGACGATCCAAAATAATAAGCAATGATTCCTGTCCATGCAGTGCCTAAAGAACCGAGCATCATCAAAATGGCGGGGTTATTACTGTCAATTTGATTGAAGAACATCATAATCATGATGCCAAAAAACCCCAACGTGACTGCGCCAGCCAATATAGGGGGCATCATCGACCGGGTGGTGGCCTGCATCTCCCGCGCAGACTTGCGGTCGTCTACCGCTAATTTCTCAAAGTTCAGCCCCAACTCCTGCGCCTGTCGGGCAAGCTCAATCTCAGCCATCTTCAACTGCGCCACCTGATCGGCGTTGAGTTTGTTGCTGGAGATCATGTCTTGGACTTTGTCCTCGTCCACACCAACAGCTTTGGATATGGCAGACACAGCCATACCAGCCAAAGGGCCACCAAGAGCGGTGGCAATCGTCGGTGCAATTTGTTTAAGCCATTCCATATTAATTACCCTTTTAATTCAAAGCTAAGGTTTGGGTGACGGGGATACTGCACCACTCGCTCACCCTCGGGGCATTTGTATTTGATCGTCGCCAGCAGAGTAGCTGTGCCGGGTGCAATCTTTTCTTTCCTCACCATTGTGAGTTGGTATGTGAACGTGTCAATTGTTGGCCCTGCTGGGCCACTAAATTTGCTTGCCGTGGTAGTGGCTTCATGCACCATACCTGCGGCATCCCGGATGCTTGGGGTGAAGCTTTCGACAGAACAGTCGTCGCGCTTTTTAATCCGCGCAACCGTGACAGTAATCGGCTTACCAGCCTCTGCCACAATCTTGAAGTTTTCGGGTGACCACTCAATGATTGCCCGGTCAAACCAGCCAAACTTGTCGGCAAGCGTATAGCTGCCACCTAGTGCAGCAACACTAGCAGCAACTGCCCCAATTGTTTTGGTAACGTCGATCATAAAAATCTCATTTGATTTGACCTGTCATCAGTTGCATGACAACCCAACCAATAACGCCCAAAGAAGCAATAGCAACAACACCGCCGCCCACCAGTATCATCAACTCTTCAATTTCGGCTTGCCGCCTCTTGGCCGCTTCTTTTTTGCGCCGTGCATTGTGGGCTGCGTCAATCTCCATCTGCTTTGCACGGGCTGTAATCCGCGCCCACACATCCATCTTGTTGGCCTGAAAGAAAAGCATTTTGATCTGCTCTTCAAACTCCCTTGCCTGCTCTAACGCCATCTCAAGTTCAAGCGCCTTGCCCAGCGTAGAGCCTTTAAAACCGCCAGACTTTGCTTGCTTTACAACTTCAATGGCTTGCTCTTTGGCATCAAAATATTTACCCAGCACCGGCCCAAGGGACGCAACATCGTCTACTGTCTTCGACACCTTTTTTACAAGGGCAACAGCAGACGATATGGCAGATAAGGCTGTGATCGGGTCGATCATTTCAGCAACTCAAAAGCAACCCCAAAAACAATACCCGGCAGTGCGGTAGCTACGGCATCCCAAATATCAGGTTGCCCCTCTTTGCGATACCACTGCTGAAACTCGTAGAACACGCCAAAAACGATCCCGCCAATTGCGACAGCCCAACCTATTGGCAGGAAGTGGATTGCAGCCAAAACGGCTGCTGAACCCACGCCCATGACCAAATGCTGAAGCTTGTCCTTCGGAATCATTTTGTGATCCAAACAGCAGCAAAGATAGTCCCGGCCATTGACACGAGCATGATGCCAGCCGTCTTCATCATGATGGCCTCAATGCGCTTGAGTCGAGCGTTAATTTGCTCGTACCTGATCGCACAAACTTCTTCATGCGTAGATAGCCGTGCGTCAGTCGCGTCAATAGTGCTCATAATTAATCCGTCAATCCTGCTGGCTCTTCAGTGGCGTCCAAGGATTTCTTGAGCATAGCCAAGAAGGCGTCCTTGCCTACCCTGAGTTGATCAAACTGAAATTGGCAAGATGCGATCTTCCTGTCCAAGTCCATGCAGTGCTCAAGCATAATCTTTTGCTCCTGCGTAAATTCGTCCAAGCTGTACTCTTTGCCGTCAATGTTAGCGATCTGGGGTTCTTTGTTATTGCCCATTTCGTTACTCCTTTATGCGCCACCATCAAGGGCTGGTGGCTTGCCCATAATCATGCAACCCAAGGCAGGCCTTGAGACACGGGCGGATTCTTCTGCATGGCGATGTTCTGTGCCAGTGCGGCTTCAGTGGCGTCCTTATCGACCCCAGAGGCCCAGCACCAATCCAGCACCTCTTGCTGCGTGACTTGAGCATAGGGAATCGTGGGGGTGCCCGGTGCCCAAGAACAAGTGCTGTAGATGCTGGCAGTGTAGTCACCATCGACTGCGGTGGCAGTCCAATGGGCGGTCGTGATAAAACCGTCTGCGGTGATGTAGTCTGTCTGGGTGATTGTCCAAGTGGTGGTCATGATTTACGCTCCTTTAGATTCAAGTTGTGCGACACGGGCACGGAGGGATTGCAGTTCTGCAACGATGTTGGCAATGAACTCAGCAGAGCCGTATTCCATTGCCTGCATGACTGGATTGCCTTCGGCATCCACTGCGTCTTTAGCGCCAACTACGCTGCCAGGGCTTATCTCTTGCACTTCGTGCGCGATAAAGCCGACGCCCTTGCCGCCGCCATCTTTCCAGTCCCATGTCTTGGGCTGAAGCGCATCGATGAATGCGCCGCTGCCGGTCAGGGGCTGGGCGTTGTCTTTGAGTCGGTAGTCGGATGAGGTGTTATAGGCGGTTGCTGTAGTCGAAACAGTAATCGAACCCACGGTGGCACCACTTCCTCCAGCCGAGGTATAGAAACGAATTCTGTTGCCAGTAGAACCAGCAAGCTCAAAGTTGTAATCTATGTTGGATGTATTCCAAACACGGCCATCCGCGCCGATTTGTACTCCATTACTGCTGAACGAAAAACTCGTCGTCCCCACCAGCAAATTCCCCCCGCTGGTGATACGGGCGCGTTCGGAACCGTTGGTCAAAAAGTTAATGTAGCGAGTGCTTGCAGCAGAAATTTCAAGATTTGTACTTGCGGCATACACATAACCGGCGCTTGAGTTGCTATTACCAAAAGCAAGAACCGCATCCGTTCCA